GGAGCCCCGGCAAACGCTTCGGACGGAGAAAACCGACAAACGGTGCATCCCGGTCGAGAGCGTCGATCACAGGGGCGTTGTCACGCGTTACGGGTCGCTCAACAAGGCTCAGCTTGTGACCGGGGTGCGAATCGACCGGATCAAGGCGGCGGCGCGTACCGGAACCGTTACGAGCGGGTATATCTGGAGGTTGTGTGGCTACACGTCGTGAGGATCCATATAATTCAATCAAGTATTTTATCGACGGCATATGCTTCTGCGCAAAAAGAAATATTTTTGCAAGTGTCGTTGACAATAGGGGGAGAGGATGATAAGAGAGGGGGTGTGGTTGTGCACTACAGAGAGATAGCTTTACATCAACAGGGGGATGAGGGCATCTATGGAGCAAGTCAGGACAAAAAAAGGATCGGGAGGAGGAAGGCGCCAGGGCGTACGGATCTTCGGGATCGTGCCAGGCGGATGGCAGCTTGAGTGCCCGTCGATGGCGGAGGCCTGCAGGCTGCTAGGGATGAGCAACGGAGTCCAGGTCAAGCGCCTTTGTGTCACCGGTGATGTGGTGACGGCCAAGGATCCGCGGCCAGGTAAGGATGGACATGTGCAGGTGTCCGGCGATTTCATTTGCGATAAGGAGGCTTGCGGATGACTGATGATGACAAGAGAGATGACAGGCAAGGGACTGGCAAGGGAGTAGGGATGCAGGTCGGCTGGAAAAATCTGCGCCCAATCCACACGACGGAAAAAGCAAGGGAGCTTGGGAGGAAAGGCGGCTACAGCAAGGCGCGTAAGCTGCACGAGCGCAGGACCATGCTTGATGACGCCAGGGCACTCCTGGACTTGCCGGTCAAGTCACGCAAGACACGAGTCAGGATCGACAAGGCCAAAGGCATCGACGAGGTGATCAAGTGCGACAAGGATCACACGCTCACCGTCCAGCAGCTGCTTGTGCTCCGCATGATCAAGCTGGCTATGGCTACCGATGACCTCCATCGGCTGGCCAAGGCACTGGAGACGCTCAGGGACACCAGCGGCCAGAAACCGGCGGACAAGCAGGAGCTTACCGCTACCGTACCCGTGGATCTCGACGTGGTGCAGTCTCTGGTGGAGCAGCAGGTCAAGCAAGGCACAGTGGACGAGTATATCAGCAGGCCGCCGGAAGGTCTTGACGACGGCGTCACAGGCGGTGATGACGGAGGCGCGGGTGATGGCGACGATGACGACAGCCAGCCGCTATGACATCCAGGATGACAGCCCGGAAGTGGTCTACAGCCGCGAGGTGATCCATGCGATGAGCCGCGGCCGATGGATACAGTCTCTTGGCTTTGAGCCGTATCTCTGGCAGTGGCAGGTGATCGAGAGCAGATCCAAGCGCAAGGCGATCCTTGGCGCGCGGCAGGGGGGCAAGTCGACGATCGTGGCGGGCATACCTTGCCATACGGCCAAGTATACACCCGGCTCTCTGTCGCTGATCTTCGCGCCAACCGAAAACCAAGCCATCGACGACATGGGCAAGGTCAAAGTTTTCGCCGCTCATGATAAGACTTTCCCCTCGACCTTGCGTAACTCCGAGCTCCGCATGGAGCTGGACAATGGAAGTGTCATCCAGGTGGTGGTCGCGTCCGATGTGGGGGCGCGTGGCAAGTCACACCCAAGGTGCATCGTGATCGACGAGGCGTCCCGTGTGGAGGACATCGTCTACCAGTCTGCCATACGCCCCATGCTCAACAGCAACCCTGAGTGTGAGATGATCCTAATCTCTACCCCCTTCGGCAAGCAGGGTTTTTTTTGGAGGGCGATGGAAGCGCCTGAGAGCGCGAGGATCTGGACCAGGTACAAGGTCGTGGCTCCCTTCGTCCCGACGGACGACGGCTTTGATCTGGTCCGCATCAACCGCGTGGACCACAAGTATATGACGCGCAAGGCAAAGGAGGAGCGGCTTACAGGTGGCTACTACTTTTCTCCGCGCTCCGGGATCTACGAGGAGCAGCTTGAGAACCTGATCGAGATCGGTCCAGAGCTTTACCGGCAGGAGTTCTGCTGTCAGTTCGTTGAGCCGGAGGACATGGTCTTCACCTACCAGCAGATCGACCAGGCCTTCTCATCCGGCCGGAAGGTTGCAGGACTTGCGGATAGCGCCAAGATGATCGACACCGTGGCGGAGGATGGTGGCAGCGGGATCGGTGAGGAGCTGGACAGGAGGCTACAGGATGCAGGACTTTGATCAGCAGGCTGGACAGGGACGTGTGCTGCTCTTCCCACGGCAGGGAGGGCAGAAGGCTGCGGAGTATCGGCCGGTAGACGTCACTTCCCCGGCCATCACGGAGTACGTGGTGGTGTGTGACCTTGCAAAAGACCAGGATGCGGCGATCATCCAGATCTATCACATCACCCCTGAACTTGTCCCGGGCGTGAAGGAGCTCAACCGGCCGGACCGTGTCATCAGGTATGCGGACCTGGTGTACTGTCGCAAAACAACCAAAGAATCGTATACGCATTTTGTCGCATCTCTCTGCACGCTCTGCTCCGATCCTAAAATCCTTGGGAAATACACGCTCCTGACCGACGTCACCGGGGTGGGGGCCGCGGTGGTGGAGATGATGCAGCAGCAGGGCTTGGCTCCGATCCCCATCAGCTTTTCTTCCGGCAGTGGATGGCGGCCGGTCTACTCAGTGGCTTCAGGCTTTGGAGGGGGGGGGAGCTCCAGGGCGTTCGGGAGCAGGCTTGCGCAGCTTGATAAGATCGTCGTGAGCAAGGAGGAGATGACCAGCGCCGCGATCATCATCATGCAGCAGCAGAGGCTGAGGATCAGCAGGAGCCTCCCACAGATCCTCCAGGACGACATACGCAAGCAGCTCCTCAAGTTCACCGGCAAGGTTAACGAGCGCACCAAGAAGGTGGCGTATGAGAACCTGACGGATCAGGACCACGATGACCAGGTGGTCTGCATACTCATGCTGGCGTTTTGGCTTGTGCGCTACGTCCCATCCATGGGCGAGGTCAATGACCACGCGGTGGAGCGTGACAACGCCATCCCCTGGGGTATTGGCGAGGAGGGTGTGATGGAGCGCGGGCGGACCGTGAAGGCGGGTTGGTCGGATCCTCATGCTTTTGTGTGATACTTGCGCACGGAGAGTGATGAGCGCAGATGATCACCAAAGAGCAGAGAGACATATTAGAGCGTATGCGTGCCACGCTTGAGGCTAAGCGCGTGAGCACCCGTGATCCGATCTGGAAGGATGTGCTCCGGTTTACGGAGCCTACCTTCACCAATTGGGACGACTCAAGCCCGGACGACCACCAGCTGGAGCTGGGCAAAGACATCTACAATGGCGCGGCGACTCAGGCTAGCCTTCTGATGGCGAAAGGTCTTGCAGGGTACGCTTGTGGCTCCTCGATCGATTGGTTCGCCTTGGGCTTCGAGGATGCCCGACAAGTAAAACGGTACGGAGATCCGGACGTGATGGCGCGTAAGCTGCAGGACAGGGAGCGCGTCATGTACAGCAAGTTCAGGTCAAGCTCTTTCTACGAGACGATCAAAAGCGCCTTCAAGCTGGGCGCCGACATCGGGACAGTCATTCTGCTCCAGGAGTGGGATGACAACACCAGCAACATCTCCTACCATCTGATCCACCCCAAGGATGCCGTCATCATGCAGGACTGGCATGGCGAGGTTGACACACTCATCTACCAGGTGTGGCTCACCAAGTCGGATATGATCGACGCCTTCGGGGAGGAGCGGCTGCCCAAGTCGGTCACCGAGTGCGAGGATGAGACAGAGCTGCACAGGGTCTACCGGTATGTAGGTCGTAACCGGCGTCTGAAGCTGGATGTCCCCGGATCCGGCGGATTTGTCAGTGTCTACTGGTCGGATGAGGCGTCTCAGACTGATCCGGTCAGTCTCTCAGAGTCAAGAATGGACCGCAAGTGCTTCGCCTGCTGGCGGTACGACAAGTCGATCGATGGCAATGTGTGGGGCTCCGGTAGCCCTGGGATCACCGCACTTTCAGACAACAAATCTCTGCAGGTTTTATCCAGGTCGATCCAGACAGGCGCAATAAACACCGCTTATCCAGCGTGGAAAAAAACCCTAGGGCTCACCATCAACACGATGCCTGGGCAGGCTACGCCGCTGATGCCAGGGCAGGACTTCGCGCCGGTGCAGATCGCAGGGGACTACAGCATCGCTTTTCAGGAAAAGCAGGAGGTCATCACCTCCATACGGTCAGCCTACAATGTGGACTTCTTCCTCGCGCTGCTGTCAAGCCAGTCACGGCAGAAAACGGCGACAGAGGCCGAGGGGCTGCAGAACGAGCAGAGCGCGCTGCTTGGAGCGGAGTTCGACCGGATGAGCTACGAACTGCTGGAACCGGTGATCGAGTACGCATACCAGGAGCTGCTCCGCCATGGATGCTTCGAAGCTGACCCCATCCTGGACGACGAGGACAGAAGCGGAGTCAGGCTCCACATCGACTTCGTGAGCCCGATGGCGACCATGCAGCGCAAGTACCACGAGCTGGTGCCGAGCGAGCGATGGATCGCGGCAATGGCGAACATGGCGCAGGTCGACCAGACCATCCTGGATTTTGTGGACTTCTCCGGATATGCAAGGCTCTCGGCGACCATCGGGCGCGTCAACCGCCAGGTGATTGTTGACGATGAGAAGGTGAGGGAGCTCCGGCGGAAGCGCGCCGAGGTGCAGAGCCAACAGGCGGTGCTTGCCCAGCGCGCTGAAGACCAGAAATCCCAGGCGCAGGCGTACCTTGCATCCACCAAGGCTCCGGAGGAAGGGAGCCTGGCGGCGATGGCGACCGAACAAAAGAAGAGGGCGGTGTAACGTATGGCGGATGATATCAGGGAAGAGGCGAAGAGGCGTCAGGAAGCACTTACACGGTGCTTCCGCCGATCGTTTTGCGAATCACCGGACGGGCAGTCGGTACTGTACTCCATCCTTAACCGGTGCGGGTACTTCTCTCCGGATCCAGCGCAGATCAGGCCGGATCTTGTGGCACTTGCCAACTGGATCATCTTCGAGTGCGGGATCATAGGCTTCACATCTGATGGGGAGACGAATGTGGCGCAGTACATGAAAGCGATCAGCGGGGTTCAACCCGTTATCGGGTACGAAATGGTTCATCAGGAGGACAAATGATGTTGCAAAAATGGTTTGGGTATCGTTTTCTGGCCGAGGACGACGGCGGAGGTGACGGCGGTTTGGAGGAAACCTCCACAGCAACCAAAGGGACGCCAGCGGAAGGCAGTGGCGAAGACGGGGAAAAGACTTTGCCCGCCAGCACGGAAGCCAAGGATATGGTCGACAACCTCTCCTCGACGACGGCAAAGCAAGGGGCCACACCGGAGGATGCTGATGCTCCGAAGTGGCTTAGCCAGCTTGACAAGGCAAGGCGGGAGGACAAGCGGTACGAGAGTCTCAAAGGGTTCAAGACAATCGGGGACCTTGCGGACCAGTACGTTGACATCAAGGACCGGGCGGTGATCTTCCCCAAGAAGGACAGCCCCCAAGAGGAGATGGAAGGCTTTCTGAAGAAGATGGACATCCCTTACGGGAAGGATGCCAAGTACGATCTCGTGACGGACAAGGCGCTTGCAGGCAACAAGATGGTGGACGCCATCCGTGACCGTTTCGCCAAGACGGCGCTTGCTTCGGCGCTGAACCGGAAACAGGCCCAGGCGCTTTGGGAGAACCTGCAGGCGACGATGATCGCGTCGGGCGAAGTCGTCAAGGGGCAGATCTTGGCGAAGCAGAAGACTTTCCCTGCAAGGATGGAAGCGACCTACCAGAAGGAATACCAGGTGGATGCAGAGCGCAAGGGGGCCATCCAGGCGGACCTGAACCGCGTCAAGGCCTTCCTGCATGATACGGGGCTTGCAAAACCTTTCCAGGAGAGCGGCATTCTCCTGGATCCTGCAGTGGTCCGGGCGATCGCGCGGCATGAGCAGAAGATCGGCGCTTCGGCAGGCGGCATCCAGTCCTCACAGGCTGGCGGTGCCTCCGGGGAGCAAGAGGATCTGGTATATAGCAACGAATTCAAGAAACGGTACGGGAGGTGACAGCATGACAAGTCCGGATGACGACAAGACCAAGAAGGACGACGACGGGAAGAAGAGCATCTACGACGCTCTCTTCGATGATGATGACACTGTGGGAGGCGGCGGGGATACGAAGTCCGGCAACGTGGATGATCCGGAAAGCGGCTTCACGTATTCCGAGGATTTCCTGCATCGGTACAAACACTGAAAAATCGCACGGCTCCAATCGTGAAGGCGGGTTGATCGGATCCGCCATTTTTTATGGTACGACATAGACAGCCTGGGGCAGAGCGTTGCTCTTGTCTTGGGCTGGTTGCAAAACTTTGGATCACCTTTCCGAACCGTCGCTAACCTCAGCTGGGATGCAATCAGCGGCAAGGGCTGGGAAGAGAGCTTGGAACCTTATTCATGACCACTTGAGGGGAATCGTATGAGCACGATTGATACAACTGGGATGAACCTGGTCGAGGCGAACAAGCGGGCCGGGTACACAAACAAAGCAGAACTCCTTGCGGAGCTTCTGAAACATAATTCTCTGATGCAGATGCTTCCATGGTACGAGTCATCCAACAAGACTTACCACAAGTCAACGAAAGCGACGCGACTGGGGCATGGTGACTTCACCGGTCCGAATCAGGGCTACGACATCATCACCTCACAGGCTGACCAGACGACCATCCCTTTGGTTGAGTATGGTGCGGTCAGCATGGTGGATGAGCGCATCATCCAGGAAGCGGATGATCCGGTGAAGGCGCGCAGGGTCGAGGACATCATGAACATGGAAGGCATGGCCCAGCACTTCACGGACCTGCTCTTCACCAGTGACGGCACATCGATCAAGAGTTTCAAGGGCTTGATGCCCATGCGTTCCAGCATTGGCGATTATGTCTGGTCTTCCGGCGGGAGCACGGCGGGCAAGATGACCAGCGCCTGGCTGATCGAATTCGGACGGAGCGGCCTGAACATGCGCTATGGCTCCGGTAGTGCCGTCGGGTTCACCAATGAGGACAAAGGCCTCTTCCAGGTGCTTGATGATGACGGTAAACCTTATTGGGCTTGGGAGAACCTTTACCGGATCTCCGGCGCCCCTGAGATCAAGCAGGACCGAGCGGTTCTCCGTTTGGCCAACATTGACACTTCCAAGACCACACACGGTTCCACCGGATGGATCGATACCGACATCCTTTCCCGGATGATCGATACGCTTCCCAACTTCGGCGACAATGCGGTCCTGTTTGTCAACCGTCTGGTGCACTCGCAGATCCGGTCTCTCTGCTACGAGAAGGGGAACGCCGCGTTCTCTTTCCTGGACATCACCGGGTTCGGAAAGGTCCAAAGCGTACTGGGGATCCCCGTCATGCTGCAGGAATCCATCACGAATACCGAAGCGGTCGTTGCGTAACACGAAGGAAGGTGAAAAATGATCGATAAGAAACTTGAGTTTGGAACGATTGCGATGGCAACGAAGGCTACCGTCGTGTACAGTGCGGATGTGCTGGACTTCAGCACCACGAAAGCGAAGACAGGGATCGTCAATGACGCCCATGTGGTCTTCGTCCTCCAGGATGATCTTGCTTCCGCTGACAGCTTCTCCCCCCAGCTTTGGGAGTGCGACACGGTGGGAGGCACGAAGACACTGCTCTACCAGGGTGCTCCGGCAAGCGGGCTTCTGGCAGGTGATAGGGTCTCCATCCCGATGCCACTCTCTCACAAGCGCTACGTCTGGGCAGGCGCGCTTCCTGGAAGTTCCGGGACCTTCACGCCGACGGATCTGAAGGCGGCGATCGAGCTTGGATCCGTAGCGTGAGTAGTGGAGAGTCCTGAGTAACGAGGTTCTGTGGGGGACACCGGTACCCTGACCGGTGTTTCCCACTTTGTCATATGTATGTGAGATGTACAGGGTAAGGAGTCAGGGTGCATGGTATTCGGCAAGGCATGGACGGAGATTGCGAACAACGCCCTGGTGCGGATCGGGCGAAAGAAGGTGCAGACAATTGAAGACACTGACCAGGATTTCGACACATCGCTGATACGTGACCAGCTGAAGTACGCCGTTGCCGAGGTGCTGGCGGTGCGCTCCTGGCGGTGCATGACCACCCAGGTCAAGCTGGAGAAACTCATCTACACCCCGGCAGACTATGCTTACCGTTATGCAGTCCCGCAGGACACGGTGCGGATCGTCAAGGTGATCACTGCAAAGGAAGGGCAGGGATATGCGACCGGATCGGCGTACATCGACACGGACAGCGACACGTGTTTCATCAATTGCATCCGGATTCCGGACAACACTTCCACCGTACCGGTATGGATGGCGGATCTCTTCTCCCTCAACCTGGCGGCGAAGATTGCGCTCCCGCTCTCAGCGGACAAGAGCATCCTCCAGCTCGTCCAGCAGGAATACGCGGCGGCGCTGACGAACGCCATGCACACGGACGAGGCGGACATGCAGGACACGCTTCAGGATGCGGCATCCCTGCTTTCCGGCCTCAACCGCGCCACCTTCGCGCGTGGCATGGAGGCGTAGCGTACCACCATGCTGTACAAGGCACTCTACAATGACTTCAGCTTCGGGCAGGTCAACCCGTTCTCTTCGGGCAAGATCAATAGCGACCTGTACAACAAATCAGCACTTGAGATCCGCAACTTCATCGTACGTCCGGACGGATCCTTGATGCGGCGCAACGGCACCCAGATGCTTGTCTCCGGAGATATGGCAGGCATTGATACAGTGCGCCTCTACCAGTTCTCCTACAGCGACCGGAACGTCATTGCGGTCTTCTATCCCGGGTATGTACGTTTTTATACATATTCGGACGCTTCCGGTATGGAACGGTACAAGGATGCGAACAACGACGACCTATTGCCGCTTGCCACTCCTTACGATACGGCAACGAAAATTGACGCACTTTGCATATCTTCCTATGGCGGAGACCTGTACGTGACAACCAAGGGCGTTGCGCCCAGGATGATCACCTACACTGATGATGCCTGGGCGATCAGCACGATCACGTTCACCGGTGACTATACGTTTGACACGGAGGGGATGTACCCTTCCATCAACTTCTTCAAGGGGATGCGCTTGTGGCTCGCCGGATGCCCTGACAAGCCAACGACGCTTTTCGCTTCACGAACCCCCAGCGACAACGCCACCAGATTCACCGACTTCACCATGCAAGACCAGTACCTGGTGACCACAACCTTCACGACAGTGAAGAAGTATAGCTCCGATCCAAATGGAGAGGATCCTACAGTCACGTACACGGCAAACACGTCAGATGAGACGCGCGAGACATATACAGGACAGACCACCGGCACCAGCGACACCAGCACGCTGACAGAAACTTCTGTGGACGGGAAGGGAAATACCGTCTGGACGGTCACCACCACCTACTACGTCAAGTCAGTGGAGAACAGTGTGCTTGCGAACCACGCGATCGAGATCAACGAGGTGGACAACGCCTACGGATCGAAAATCATGTGGGCCATCAGTGCGAAGAGGATGCTTGTCGGCTACGGCCGCTCCATCATGATGGATAGCGGGGACGTCGCCACACCGGCAGACTTCGATCTTAACACCACCGTCCAGGATGGTTGTGGATCCGTCACCCCGGTGGGGATTGGCAGTTACGTCATCTACACCGGGATCAACAACATGAGCGTCAAGATCATGAAGTACGACTACGAGAACGACGCCTACGTTAACACTGACATCTCCACCAACATATCGGAGCTGATCCATGATGCGGGAGGCGTGGTGGAGCTTGAGAGTCAGCTTGCGCCGTTCCCTATCATCTGGGTGTTGCTTGCTGACGGAACGATGCTCGCCTGCACGTTCGATGTGGACAGCGGGATCATTGCCTGGACACTCCAAAGCTTAGGAACCCCTCTTGATAAAACGGTGACGTACGGGAAGGTGAAGTCCGTTTGCGTTAACCAGCTTTCCAGCGGGAACGAGTTCCTGGTGCTTGCCGTCCGGAGAAAGGACGGGATCATCCTGGAGCGGCTTGGATGCGATACCCCGGCGGACATCAGTGGGTCAAACTTCCTGGACTCCTCCGTACGGGTGGATGGAGTGCTCTCCTTGGGCTCTTCCGTCACGATTCCTGATCATTGTGTTGGGTACCCATGTTCCGTTGTCGCTGATGACGCATTCGTCAATACAGTGGACGCAACGACGAGCGGTACGACCGTCACGCCGAAACATGCAGTCGGCTCCTACTACCGTTGTGGTATCGTGGAGGAGTCGGTGCTGCACCTGCATCCGGCGGAGTGGCTCCAGGCAACCGGCCCCATGTTGTTCAAGAAGCGTTGCCTGATGGGAGTGACGGTACGCCTGTACAAGTCGCTCTCATTCAAGCTGGTTGCTACGGACAACCCGGGAACGCACGCGGAGCCGGTGTTTACCCGCTATGCCATTGACAAGTATGGGGCGCCGACCGCGCTCTTCACCGGAAACTACCGGGAGGATTTCCGGACGGAGGTGACCAACGATGTCACCCTGATTGTGACGTCCGATTCGCCATTCCCGCTGAACATCCTGGCGATCGTCGTGGATACCGACTACAAGGAGGCTTGAGATGCCGAGAGGGTCATACGAATACTACGATAGCACAAAATGGGGGTCGATACTCGGTAGTACTGGCGATTATGCTCTCACGGGAGCAAGCGTTGGCGGGCTTATAGGTACGGCGTTCGGTGCAACGGCAATAGGAGCAGGTATCGGTGCAGGTGTCGGTGCCGTTGCAGGTTTTCTTTATGGGATCTTTTCTGGTGGTGATACCGCGGCTTCGCAGGCAGAGGACGCATGGAACGCCCAAATGGACCAGTACGAGCTGCAATACAAGACTGACTACACCACCGCGAGGAACTTGTACACAAACACGCAGACAAGCATTTCTGAGAACAAGGAGAACCTTTCAGAAGTAGATTCTTGGCTCTCGAATTATGGCACATATTACAACCAGCAGGTTGGTACCCAGGTTTCCACCGGGAAATCGAACTACACGACACTCGCGGAGAATTGGGCGACAAGCGAAGTGACGGCCGCTTCCCGTGGACAGCTCGGGGGATCCAGCACACTGATTTCCTCCCAGAACAAGCAGTCCTTGGTCGATTACGTCGGAGAGGACCTGATGCTGGATGACAATGGCGGGGTCTACGGCAACACCATTTCTCTTCTGAAGAGTTCCCTTGCTGATGAACTCAGTTCGTATTCGTCCACTCATGACAACATCCTCACAGCCCTCTATGGGGATGGGACAGGAAACAACATCGGATTGATCAAAACACTTGAAGTAGCGGCGAACAACATGGAGACGTCGAAGGAAGGCGTGTACAACACAACGTCGAGCGAAGACACTTACCAGCAATGGGTTGAAGACAACAGCGTGAGCTGAGGCAAAGGAGAGAACATGGCAGGGGATTACAGCTCCATACGGAACGCGCTTCAGGCACAGGAACAGGCTGAGAACCTCGGGATCCAGAACGAGTCGCTTGGGAAGTCTGCAGAACATTACAGCAACCAATTGGCGCTTACACAGAAGCAACAGGAAGTACAGACCGCGCTTGCATTCGTAAAGAATGCCGAAAGCATCGCCACATCCTTGATCAACATGAAAACCAACCTGGACCAGAGCAAGGCGACTGACCTGATGAGGTTGTGGCAGGCGCAGGAAGAGGCGCTCATCACCAAGTCCATCCAGTCAGGGGAAACAAAGCTGGCCACAGACGGTACGATCTCTTACGGGCAGAGCGTCCTTGACTACCGGGAGCAGGTGAAGAGCGCCATCAGCAAGACCGACTGGATGCCGACGGTGAAGCAGAAGGCGCTTCAGAACATGGAGACGTCCTTCGGGCTCACCGATATCCAGACGCCACTGACCCTGGCCAACCAGATGAACAAGGACGCCACCAACCTGGTGCTTGAGGAGCTGGACGGGATCAAGACGGCCTCCTCCCTGCAGCCATACGAAAGCAAGGACTACAGCGCCTACGACAGCAAGATCGACTCCCTGGCGAAGTATGGCATGACGCAGGACCAGCTGGAGACCATGAAGATCTCCGGTCATCACGAGATCGACCTTTCCCGCCTGGAGAACGCCATGGTGTCTTACGGCCAGATGGGGGACACAACTTCCGTGGACGCGTCGATCAAGGCGGCGGCAGGGGACGGGACGATCACGCCCCAGCAGGAAATGTCGCTTCGGGGCATCGCCTCCAGCGCCTCATCCCGTGTGGTGGCTGACGCGAGGGACAAGGCTTCCGTTTTCACCATGCAATGGCTTGCTTCCGACAAACCGGTCGCCACCATGCGTTCTGCCGCTGAAGCCAACGCAGCCAAGATCGTCAACCCGGAAGCGAGGAAGGCGTACACCGAGCAGGTTGATGAAGAGCAGAAGACATGGGCGAAGAAGGAGATCAGCAACATAGAGGCGTCCCTTGACGGAATGTCATCCGAAGACATCCAGAAGAAGTATGACAGCTTCACGAAATCCGGCGGATCGAACACGGACATCCTTTCCGGTCTCTCCGACGGGGACAAGGCGGTATTGCTTTCCCCCATCAAGGCAGCGCTCTCCAAGCAGGAGCAGTTCGAGCAGACGATCCAAAACGCCGTCACCAAGAATGGCAAGGCGCTTTCATCGGCGCAAACGAATCTGATCACCACGACGGCAAAGATGTATTACCAGTCATGGGACAGCGGGAAATTCTCCGGAGAACAGTTCCTCTCCGCTCTCCAGGACACCATCAACACGAACGTCTACGATGCGGATGGCAATCGTGTAGTGAGCGACTCCGACATGCTCTCCATTCTTTCCCTCCAGAACGAGTACACGCAGAAGATCATCAGCGACAAGGTCCCGTCAGTTTTCCAGGGTGACTACCAGAAGGTCACAGGATTCATCAAAGGCACGCTCCTGGACAAGTTCAGGGCAAAGACATACAACGACCTCTCTCCGGAGTCAAAGTCTCAGTTTGATGAGCTTGTCACTTGGGCTGACTCCAAGTTGCTTGACACCATCTACCAGGGGAGGGACGGAAAGATATCCACCCAGATCATCAATGATGCCGGAGACCAGATCATTGGCGTGCTGAACGGCAAGGTGCTTGCGATTGCCGGAAAAGGCGGGATAACGCCGACAGGTGAATCGACCGGTGGCCTGTACACCAACGACGATCCGTTCAGGTTCTTCACCACCAACAACAATGAACTCTCAACCATTCTTTCCGTTGCGAAGAAGGATTCGAACAGCGAGGTGGGAAGCTACTCATTCCCGAACGAAGAGGTGAAGGCGACTGTCGGTCAGGCCTACACCATGATAGGCGTCACCATTTCCGGCACCAAGTTCAAGGATCTGAATGGCAATGAAGTAACCATAGAAGCCAAGGACGAAATGGTGCCCCAGTTTGAAGTTGTCGGCGGGCGGGTGATGCCGGTATATCAGGATACTTCCGGTGATGATGTCCTGGTTGATCCGTCAACCAAGATGGTGTTCAAGAAAAACAAAAACGGTCTTATCCCATTAGGAGCAGTGCAGAAGAAGAAAGAGTCGGGCTTGCCGATGCCGGATGCAAACGAGTATTGGAAGGATCTTGCAAAACCCGGAGCAACAAACAAGGCGAAAGGCATCTTCAAGCTGGTATTCGGCGCAAACGGCCAAATGTGATTATCTCAGCCAAGGAGGACATGATGGCGAACATTTTCCCGAACCACACAGAGAACGATGAGGAGAAATCCGTTGACAAGATGCTGAAATCCGTCAAGGCGCCCTACGTGAACCCGTACCAGCAGCAACAGAGCGGCCAGGAGGAAGCGGACGATGAGACGGTTGATACGGCTAAACTGCTGAAGGAGCAGACAACCCCAAGGACCGAACAGGCGAAGGCCGACCAGAACACCAACAGCTACTTCCGGAACACTGACGCGACCGGATCTGAAAACGGCAACCAGGCGGCGGCGCGGGCGCTCCGAAACGAAGAACTTTCGGAGAAGTATGGATGGACTCCGACCGTCACGCCACAGCAGCAGGCGTACATCGACACGGTGGTCGAGCAGTCTATGGATCCTCTTGCGGATTCCGCGAAGCTGCACTCCGCCATCGCCATGTCACAGTGGCTGGACATCCCGGTGGACTACGCCTACCAGAATCTGGACACACTCTACGATCAGAACATCGGCGGAAAGTACAAACCAAACCTGACGGCGTGGCAGTCCATCATCAACTCCGCGACGGTGGGGAAACTGACTGTTGACTTCCAGGACGGCGCGTACCAATGGAAGCGGCTGGTAATGGCAGGAAGGGAGGAAGAGGCGGCTGAGCTGGAAAAGACGCTTTCCGAAAAGCAGGAATACATGGAAAGTCTCTCGGACTACGTTCCAAGAAACTTGGTGACAAAAGGCCTACAGTTCACCGCAGGCACACTTCCGTATACGCTTGAGCTAGGGGCAAGATCGGCGGTCACCGGCCTGCCAGCAGGGCTTGCAGGCGCGACAGCGGCATCCTATCTTGCGGGTGGCGGCCTCACCGCGGGAGCCGGAGGCTTGGCTATAGGAGCATCTGCTCTTGGTACGGGTGGAATCTCTCTTGCCGCAATACTTGCCGCCTCCATGGCGGTTGGGACGTTCATGGAATCCAAAAAACTTTTTGAAGGCGATATGTTCTGGACATTGATGCATCAGAACATCCAATCCCCTGACGGCAAAGAAATCAAGGTGCAGATCGATCCAAAGGTAGCTGCTAGGATTGCTGAGATAGACGGGGCCATCAACGGAATGGTTGAGGCTGGTCTTTCGTTTGTTTCGGCAGGAGGAAAGGCACTCACCAGGTCCCTTCTTGGCGAGGCCGCATCCAAGACAATGGCCAGGATGATGGCACACGGAGTAACAAGCCGCTTCGTGCTTGCCGCCGCTGAGATGGTGAAGGAAGGCGCAAGCGAAGGTCTGCAGGAAATGACGGAGGAGTTCATCGACACCGCCGCCAGATCCATGGCATATGAACTTTCAGATTATGCAAATCCAGAAGAATTGGTCCCAACGCTGATACGAGGCGGAAAAGCTTTCGGTGAGGCATTCGTCTCAACACTCATCATGGGATTGCCCGGAGGAGCGGTAAGCACCAACGTCTCCGTTCAGAACGCAAAGCGCCTGAAGGCGTTCATGGAAGTCACCCCGTCCAAGGAGACGGCCGTCAACAGCGAGTTTGTCCAAAGCATCAAGCCTGATGAGGTTTCCAAGACCGACTGGAACCAGGCGATGAGTGACATGTGGGAGAGATCGAACGCCACCATCAATACGGAGGCCTCCCCCAAGGGTGACACCTTCCACCGGACGGCGAATGGCAGGCTCTTCACCAGGGACGAGGAAGTGACCAGCAAGGATTCCACCGGGACGGAGACGCGCAGGTTCCTGATCGGGGATCCGGAGGCGCAGCAGGGCGTACGAGGAAAGCAATACGGGGCGATCGAGTATGAGCTCTCCGACAATGGAAGCAAGCTGACCATCACGTCGGTGAAGATGGAGAAGATGGACAGTGAGCTGATCAAGGAAGCCGTCACGGATCTGGTCTCCGACAACCCGAACGCTTCGATCGATTGGGAGACGAACGGGAACCAGACGCTTGAGGCGATCAAGGAAGAGATCATCAAAAGCAACCCGCTTGGAGAGTCCCAGGGGCTTCAGTTCGCAAGCCAGGAAGGCGGGGAAGAGCGGATGCGCGTAACCCAGGCGATCTCCCGAGGCTTCGGGAAGGCCTTGGACAACAAGCAGATGCAGGTGGCCACCGATCTCTTGTACGCGATGGCTGACGGCAAGGGAATGGGCGCCACGCAGTATCTTTCCCGCTACTTCACCCCGGAGGCGTTCAGGACGCTTGAATCCCTCAAAGGCGAGGATCTGGACAATCTCTTGGGGAAAAGAAAAGTGAGCCAGTCCATGCTTGGATTCATCAAGGGAATCCAGCAACTCACCCAGGCGGGGAAGTCCATCATCTACGCAGGGGAGCACGCCGACTTCTCCACCTTCGCACACGAGACCTTCCACGCACTGGAGGCGGTCACCGACCAGCGGGATTCATTGATGGATGCGATCAAGGTGTCCGATTCTGACGGGAGCCTCCAGAAATATGTCGCGAGCCATCGTCAACTCTTCCCCAGTGATGCGTTCGGGGACAATCCGTACGAGGTGATCTCCCAGGCGGTGAAGGCATGGCAGGCAGGACAGGTTCCCACGTCCATGCAGAGCGAGGTCATGGCCAGGCTCTTCGAGGGCTACCTCTACGACGGCAAGACCTTCAGCGACAAGCTGAGGCTGATGTTCGCCAAGATCGCCGACTGGATGCGCCGCATCTACCGGACGATGGTCAACAGCGGCGTCACCCTCTCCGACGACATCATCAAGCAGTTCGACACGCTTCTTTCCAAGAAGGAGAGCGGGTTCAGCCAGAACCAGGAGCAGGAACAGCAGGAGACGACGGAAAACACCAGCGATGACGCACAGCAAGGGCGGCAGCAGAAAGCGGGAGCCATACCTGGCACGAACCTTCAGACGGAACAGGAAGACATCACCAAGACGCAGGAATACCAGGAAACGGAGAAACGTCTGATCGCTGAAGGTGCATTCGATTCCAAGGGCAGAGGGCTTGTGAACGGCAAGGTATCAAACTATTTCAAGGAAGCCAACTGGCTTACTTCGGCACAGAAACGGCAGGTGTACATCACCGTCCGCACCCCTTCCTTCCTTGCCTGGTTCGGAGATTGGATGAATGATCCGGAGCACGCATCCAGGGTGGTTGACGAAAACGGTGAGCCGAAACTGCTTTCCTTCCTTCCGTTCAGTACCAGCGAGTACGTAAGTCCGCTTGACACGATGAACATGCCGGTGAAGTTTCGGAACATCATCAACTCCTGGGATTACATATCCCGCTCCCCCTATTCAGCCAGCTACTACAATATGGCGGGCAAAACGTGGGACAATACCCCGGAGGGTATTATCCGCATATCAGACCACTGGAATTTCTATTCACAGGGAAAGAAGCACATCATCACCGATGTTCCGGTGGAGAACAACACCCACTGGACGATGGCGCAATACCACGACGGCATATGGCACGTCCTTGAGACGCTCCCCAATGAGCCTGATACCTTCAATGCGGCATGGGAGGGGAAGGAACAGCTTGACGGGATGGAGATGACCCACAAGGACATGGGTGAGGTCACCATCAGGAACTGGAGTGGGAGCGGCCGGCATTTCCGTCTTGTCGGTGAGGAGACGTACCGGGGTGAAGTCGTCAAGAAGACGGATTCCTTCCTCACGATCAAAACAGATGACGGCAACGTCTACCGGAGCCAGACATACACCCTGCTTCCCACAGCGATCCGTTACCGGGAGAAGTTCTTCTTCACTGACCAGCGTGGGCAGGTGAAATCAGCGCTCCATAATACCGGTGAGTTCAACGAGAGCGAGAGAAACATTCTTTTCCAGACTGTCTATCATGGTTCCCCTCATTCATTCGACAAGTTTTCACTGGATCATGTCGGTTCAGGCGAAGGCCAGCAGGCGTTTGGATACGGCCTGTATTTCACTGGTTCCGAAGAGATCGCACAATGGTACGCCGAGATGTACGGCCGCACGGAAGAAGTGAAACGGGGTGAGATAGAACACTACAGAGCCATCCTTGAGGAGAGGAGCCGGAAAACGGCCGAAGCCAAAAAACGCATGGAGAGCAAGGATGCCATTGAGAAGGAAAAACAAGAGATACGGGATGATTACAGCAGGATCAGATCCGGAGAAGAAAGGGCTCCTGTTTTCTTTGGGAAAGTCCATCCAGAAAGAACACTGGATGAGTGGGAACAGCTAAGCCTGGATGGTGTTGAGGACTCTCTCAAGAGAGCGTATGAGACCGCGCTCTCTTATCAGCAGGCGGCTGAGCAATATCTGAAGAAAGCGGAGGCAATGGTGGCCGAAGGTAAGAACCTTTACACTGTTGACATCCCTGACCGCAAATATCTGAAATGGGACAAACCTGTTCCGACAGGCCTTGCGGAGAAAATGTTCAAGAGACTCGGCCTTGATGAAGACGACAGGTCGGACTTCATGAACTACCACAGCGATTCCGGGAGAACCCTGTACGATTTCCTGACGAACCAATTCGGCAACGACGAGAACAAGGTCCGGGAATTCCTGCTCAGCGTCGGGGTTGCCGGTGTTGAGTATCCAGCCGGAGAAGTCGCGGGAAAAAGCAAGGGGAAAGTCCACAATTTTGTTTTGTTCGATGCGGACAAAGCGAAGATCCTTGACCATATCCTCCTGCAGACCGTTTCAGACGACCAGAAGAAGGACGTCGGCCTGGCGCTGGGCGTTGACGATGCGGAACGCAAGTACGGGATACCCAAAGACCAAGAAGTGGGGCAGGAAGCGGTTGCGGCATCTGATGACGATAAGGACATGAGCGCCGGTTCCGATTTTCTGAAGAGCCTCAAGCGTGTGGAGGACATCCCGCCTTACCGTGACGATTCCTTCATCATTGACGAAAAGGAAGACCTGGTAGACTCTGAAGAGGCCTATCAGGCGTACATTGACCGGTATGTCAAACCGCAAATCCAAAAAAACCAAGAGGCGCAAAAGGCTGAAGCTGGAACAAAAGGACAGCAGGAAGACCAGTTCCTCTCAGAAGTTGACGAGCTCAGCACTATCCAGGATTATGCGAAGAAGACCTACCGGAAGATTGCCGTCTCCGGAACGGAAGCAGAGAAAGACGCACAGTTCGCAGAGGCGCTGAAGGACGAGAACACCCTCCGGAGAATCCTATCCGTCTTGGGGAACGTTCTCATGCTAAACTCAACAAGCCTCAACGCCGAATGGGTAGAGAAGGTGGTTTCCGGTTACGGCAGAAAGCGCCTTGGATCGGAAAAACAAATCAACCCGTTCATTGACGAAAGCGCAAGGCAGGCCTTGCAGTCCAGGCTGGAAAGAATCATCGACAACCAGGATATCATCAAGGCGATCAATTACACGCTGAGAAACAAACCTTTCCCCCGAACGACTGGTCTGCTTTCCCGCGTGCAGTCTGAGATCACCCAAAATTCGCGCTTTTATCGGAACGTCGTTTCCTGGATGGTCGGAGACAAGAACCTTCGGCCGGGCGACCTCGGGATCGGTTCCACGACAATGACGCGTGAAGATATGGATAATGCTTCCATCGCCACTCTCCGCACAATGCGTGCCGATGCCCTGGTGGATGCCACCATCAAGCAAATTGATGATACGGCGGCTTCGAGTCCTACGGAAAGCGCCGTCATGGAGAATGTTGTTCGAAGGCTGAAGGAAAGGCTGGACGAGGCCACCACGCAAATTGAAGAGCTCAGGAAAGGGCAGGAAGAGTCTGAAGAGAAGGACAAGCGGATTCGTGACAGGGACATGCAGATCAACAGCATTATCTCAAGTCTTGAGTCCATCTCCGGAAAACTGAAGGCTAAGAATGCTGATGCACTTTCAGAGTCTTCCCCGATTGTGAAGCGTTACGGAGAGATCACCTCAGCGCTCTATGCAATCAATGACGAGAAGAACTACCAAGAGCTTGCCACCGACAAGGGTTCCCGTGAGAAGGGAAAGGCGAGAGGCGAGAAGATGGGATCCAGGCGGTGGCTTGACGACATGGTGACCATGTATCCACAGCTGAAGCCGATCGGCAACCTGGGGTCTGTAGCCAAGGAAAAACAGCTCCGGCAAAATATCGAGACATGGCGCCAGGAGCTCATGAAGGAGCGCAACGACATCCGGGTGGACTTGGCTCACAGGCTTGCCTCATCACTTGACCGGAACTCCACCAAACTGCTTGAGAAAGTCGGGTCGGATCTGTCGGACTCTTTGGCCAAGAGGGTGATGGAGGCGAAACGGGGGCTTGACCAGCTGAAGAAAGCCAAGGATCACGTCCGACGCACACTGATTGATTCCATGACAAGTGACGAACGGCTTTCCATGATCGCCAAGGAATCCGAGACATATGAGAGCTTCCGTGAGGCGGTGGAGGACGAGTTCGTCCAGGGCAAGGAGAGGATTCCGCGAACCGACAAGGAAACCTTCCTTCGAACGACCTGGATTGCATCAACAGCCCTTCCTGATGACGAGTACATGTATGGGGACCAGGCGCTCACCAAGGCGGCCAAGGAGTCGGAGTCCTTCGATGAGTTCAAGGAATGGGTTGAGCAAAATGATGCGCAGATCCTTGAATCCATCGACGAAGGGAACGACATGACGCTTGAGCATTGGCTACGGTCCCTCTACACCGAGGCGAACCGGAGCGACCCAAGGCAGGACCTTGCGGGTGCTTCCTATATCGAGGCGCAGGAGCAGGCGCGTCTCCAGGACGATAAGCGCGACAAGAAGTTCATTGCGCTGATCAACACGGACGAAGGCCTTGCGGGCTTCCTTGCGGCAGTCAAGGATCCATCCTTGCTTGCCGAAGATGTGCGGATCACCGTCGCCGACGCCACGGACGAAGAGATTTCAGCGGCCAGGGAGGTGATTCTTAGGGACCCCAGGTACTACCGGTGGGTCTACGCCGACCAGAGCGGAAAGCGGTCCTGGATCGTGAACGACTTGGGCGGCCAGCTTCCGGAGATTGATGACAGGGAAGGGCGGATGCGCTACTCCATGTCGGATGTTGTCCGCAAGCGTCGTGACAGAGCCAGGAAGATCAAGAACGAAGAGCTCAGGAACGCCGTCCTTTCCGGAGATGAGAAGTACGTCGACGGCGTCGCCGACAAGATCATCAAGGACACCGACACGGAACTTTCCAAATTGGCCGAGAAGCTGAAGCAGATAAAGAAGCAGGCGAAGGCTGACCAGGAGAAGGCGGTACGGGAGACAAAGGAGCAGATCGCGGTGAAGCAGAAAACCAAGCGGGAGGCGCGCGACACCAAGGCATACATGCAGAACCTTGCCGATTACATCACATCCAAGATCCCGTCCACCGTGGACATCAGGGTTGCCCAGGTGATCAACCGTCTGGTGGCACAATCAGGCATCGATCCTCATTTCCGCAACGGCAAGGCAAAGTTCCAGGGGAAGATGATGAACCTGGACGAAATCAGGAAGATCCTCACGGACAATGGTTGGGATGCAAACAGCGCGGAGGTCAGCGCCACACTCTTTGACAAACTCACCAAGAAACCCCTTGGGCAATGGACGGTGGCTGACCTTGAGGCGTTGGCACAGCAGGTGTCCTACCTCAGGGAATGGGGGCGCGCCGTACTCCAGGAGCGGCAGATGCGGTTCCGTACCCTGGTGAGTGGCATTCAGTCGGGGCTCAGGGAAGAGATCAGGACAAGCGGAAGAAAACCGAACGACGAGCTCCCCATCACCGCCGAGGAAAAAAGCAAGGCAAGAAGATCGCGTTCCACAATGGGCGCGTTCCTCTCCACCATCAACCCGGAGCACTTCGCGCGAATCCTGGACAACGGGAAGAATGGAAGTTTCTTCGATGTGTTGGTGCGCAAGAAACGCAACGCCCAGGACGTGGAATGGAACGGCATCAACTCCCGGCTTGAATCTGTTGACAAGCAGTTCGGTGAACTTGGGTACAAGATGGAGGACATGAACCGGAAGGTGGAGTTTGAGAAAGGGCACACCATCGCGGTGGGGGAACTGATGTACGCCGTGCTTGTGCAGCGCAACGAGCGCAGCCATGACGCATACGTCTACGGCAAGCTGGTGGACACCGAGACGAAGCGGAGGATCCTCCAGGAATCCCGGACGATCGAAGGGACGACGGGAGAGCAGTTCGTATGGGCGAACCAGCAGGTTCGGAAAGTTGGGGATCTCGCCTACCAGCAGATCCTTGCCATTGCGGATGACGGGTTGACTGACAAGGATCAGAAGGCAATGGAGATCATCTACACTGATATGAACAGCCAGCTTGGGAGGATCAACGCGGTAGCCAATGATGTGTACAACATGGAGGTGACGGCGGAGGAAGGGTACATCCCGATCCAACGCATGGGCGACCGCACCGGACAGGACGACAACGGTCATCAGATCATGGCGAACATGTTTGCAAGGGGTGCTGTCATCGATCAGGCGACCGGGGTGTTCAAGGGATTCACCAAAGACCGTGTCACCATCTCTCCAATCTACCAGAAACCGGTCAACTCCGATTTGTTTACCGTATGGTCACGTTCCCTTACGGCGCAGGAGCATTTTATATCGTTCTCTGAACTCAACAAGGTATGGAACAGTACATTCCGCTCCGGTTCGCTCAGCGCTCTGGATACGGATATTGATATGTACTACGGAAAAGCCTACACCGATTACTTGGCAAAGTACATGAACGACGTCATTTCCCCGGCGCCGGTCATCGACTCTTCCAGCAAGCTGGTGCAGCTCCTAAGGGGAAATCTTCCGGCGGCATATCTTGCGTTCAAGGCTTCTTCGGTGGTGCTCCAGGCAATCACATCCCCGGCGGCTTTCCTGATGGAAGTGAACCCGGCGGAGCTGACGATCTCCTTGATGCGCGTCGGAACACATTACCAGCAGTCCATCGACTTCGTGAACCAGCGTTCGACGTTCATGAAGAACCGGACGATGAATCCGTACGTCGAGATCCAGCGAATTCTCAGGGAAGACCCGACGCTCTCCAGATTCGCACACAACCTATCCCGGTTCCAGGAATCTGGGATGGCAGGGATGGAGGTGGCTGACCGTGTTTCGGTGTACGCCGGATGGATCGCTTCCTTCAACAAACGCATGAAGGAGCTTGGAGGGATCGAGACGGATGAGAACGTTCTCCAGGCGTCCCGGTACGCTGACGAGGTGGTGCACAAGACACAGCCGGTCTCCGACGACACGGAGCTCGCCCCATTGTTCAAGGGGAGCACGTTCAAGCGGGCGTTCACGCAGTTTGGTGTGGCCATGAACGTCATCTACAACAACATCACGGTGGATGCTTGGGCGCTTGGGAAACAGATTGGGGACAAGACGGCGCCGAAGGAAGCCAGGGTGCACGCCTTCCGCCAGCTTGCCGGGATGATTTCCGGCTACATGCTTGCAGGAGTGGCGCTTGGCATGGTGCGGCAGGGATTCAAGGACGATGACGACGACAAGGACAAGGCAAGGAAAGTCCTATACTACTCTCTGAGCCAATTTATTGGAAGCGTCCCTCTGGTGTCAGATCTGGTGGACATGATTCTCCAGAAGTGGATCACCGGAGAGAAGGGGCCACAGTACACCCAGACGCTGTACCCCGGGCTGTACTCCATAGCTCAGGGCGTTACGGCGAAGACTCCGGAGACGGCATGGAAGAACATCGCCCGCGGCGTCGGGATTATGTTCGGGCTGCCTGTTTCGGCGGAGAAGCAGATCCAGGAGTCGCTTGAGAAGCGGAGCGTATGGCCGCTTCTTGGGAGATCTGAGTAGAAGGGATGCGTGAAGGCCGGTCGGACCTTGGTGGCCGCCTCCATAGTATGGTTGAGATGATCAAGGAAGGAGAGCGGAAATGCTTGCGACAACGACCAGCATGGTCCATTACACGATTGAGAGCGGAAGCGCGTCTGAGACCTATCAGATTCCTTTTACGTATTTCGGGAACGACGACATCCACGCAGTCCTCTCGAAGAACGGCGAAAGCCACACCCTGACGTACGGTACGGACTTCACCGTCACCGAGTACAACGCACAGAGTCAGACAAGAACGTTGACCAGATTGACGGACTGGCCTGCCGGATACACCAGGCTGACCATCTTCCGTGTCACCCCGATCATCAACAGCACGGATCTGATCAACGGCGACTACATGGACGCAGACTTCCTAGAGAATCTGTTCGACCGTGTGTACGCCGCCTGCCAGGAACTCCGAGACTACCAGTACCGGTCAATCCACGTAGCGAAGAGTGATCCGGAGATCCCATCAACCGACGCAATGGTTCCGGATGAGGAAGTGTTCCAGTTCGGAGACATTTCACAGCGGGCAAATACATTCTTGTACTTTGATGCGGAAGGAAAGCTCTCTTCGTACGCGATCAGTGACTACACCCACCTGATCGAGACGATCACCACTTTGGTGAGTCAAGCGAACACCTATGCTTCCGACGCACTGACGGCGAAGAATACCGCCGTTGCGGCTAAGGATGAGATGTTTGAGATGGCGAGCGAGGTGAAGGACGCGCTTGCCAATGCAGAGACATATCAGCAATATGCCGGGGAATCGGCGCGCCAGGCGGCGATCAGCGAACAGAACGCCATCGACGCTGCCGACGTTGCGGCCGCTTCCAGAAACACCGTCGTCGCAAATGCGGTCACCGTAGCGGCAAACCTTGCGGCGGTGCTTGCCTCCGCCATCCAGGTGGCGGCGGACAAAGTGACATCCGGAGACAACGCGACCAGGGCGCAGAACGCAGCAGGGAACGCGGAAGACGCACTCCAGGAAGTCATCGCCTACGTCAATCTCTACGTGGATTCCAAGAACCGCGCACAGGAGTATGCGTTGACAGCCCAGCAGGCGGCACTCAATGCGTCTGACAGCGAGGTTGGGGTGAACGTCGCTAAGGAGGCGACGCTTTCCGCCAGAGACATCGCGGTGGCGGCCAGGGATGTGGCGGTAGCGGCGAAGGACACAGCCATTGCAAAAGCCAATGCGGCGGACATTTCAAAGACGGCGGCCGCAGCAAGCGAGACGTCGGCGCTCAACGCTAAGGACACGGCGGTCTCCCAGGCTTCCATGGCTTCCACCAGTGAAGCGAATGTGGCTGCAATGCTTGCGACGCTCCAAGCGCTCTACGTCCAGATGCAGGCGGTAGCGGCGACGAATACCCCGGCCTTGCTTGCTACCATTGAGAACGTGATCCACAGCATCACGTTCGTACAGAAGGACGGACGCTCATATGCGGTGATCGCTCCCGTAGAGGAGTGAGAAATAAATTTTGAACGAGAGGAGACGGAGAAAACATGGCCAGTATTTTGGGATTAAGTGATGCTTCGGATCTCAACGCCATACGTGCATCCATCGCTGACGGGCTCACAAACCTGATCAGCGAGGTGTCGGTGGAGTTGTCCCCGAACTATGCAAGCATCATCGCGACCTACAGCGCGTCCATCCTGCTTGCGGCGTCCAGCACGACGCTTGTAGGAAGGAAGCAGCTGCTCGTGATGAACACGGACAAGCAGGTAGCCGTCCGCGTCGGACCTTCTTCGGTGAATGCGATTTACGAAGACGGCATCGTGATCGAACCGGGACAGACAATGGTTTTCAGCTTCACTGGTGCGAGTGATGTTGATCTCTACGTCCGGAGCGCCGGGTATGCAGTAAGGGTGGAGGTGATGGAAGCATGAGCACGACAGCAACTGGATACACTTCAAACATTGTCACTGTCTCCAGCGGAAAGTACAAGCTCCAATGGAAGCAGGGGGACACGGTGATTTGTGAGAAGCAGATCTCCGTCATTGGTTCAACTGAAGCGGCGCAGGAGTGCCTGAGGATGAATCTTCAGGAGCTTCGCAGGATGAACGCGGGCCTTTTCATATCTGAAGAGGAGCCTGAGATTGAAGGAGGGGATGAATAATGCCTATTTCCACACAGAAGCGGCGAGAGCAGCTTGAAATGGCGATGCAGATCGTTACGGATGTGGCGGTGCGCGGATCGAACATGGTTCCCAGCGACTATGATCTTCCGGTCCTGAGAAGCGCCGCCAACGATATTTTCCGGCTTTCCGGAGGACGGAACAAGGTTCTGTTCGACAAACTCGGGAGGCCTTGGATCGGTGTCTGGGTTCCTTGCGACGAGAAGGCAAGGCTTGCCTACCTTTCCGGTGGAGCGACCTACTTCTCTGACAGCGAATATGGAACCGGAACAAATGTGGCTTCGGTACATGATGCGTTCATCGTCAATGACTCCATCATCCGCGGTTTCTGGATGGGGAAGTTTCCCGATGTCAGGGTGAACAGCGTCAACTACCACCTTTCCCTGTACAATCTGGCTCCGGCCTACGGGACCGGTGGCGTTACGGAATCGTACAACGGCCTTGCCTCCGCCTGTGATACGGCCAACGCCGGAACAGACAGCAAGGGCGTTGCGGTACACAACATCACCGATGCAGAATTTGCTTACCTGGGGCTCCGTGCGGTGCGGGACGGATTCCAGTGCCGGGGTTCCGACAACTATGGCAAGAGTCAACAGGTCTCCACGGAACAGGGGGATCCCTGCCTCTTGTCGAACGGACAGTATCTGCACGTACGGACCGGTTCCGGGCCGAACGCCTGGTACCACAACGGCTCCCCACTTGGAATCTGGGGGCTGAGAGGACCCGTCGCACAAATCTGCCACGGATACATCACCAAGGCTGGCGAGATGTTGTTCATACCGAACAACAACGCGGCAAGCTTGGCGGCGGCTGATCTTGCAGAGACATCTACTCAATACAAGGGTGTCCTGCAGGATTCTTCACTGGTGGCACAGGGAACGGCGGACGACCTGAAGCTGGACTTTGTCAACGATATCTCCACTCAGACAATCGGTGGTTTCCCGTTTGAAATCTGTACTTCATTGACACACCAGCAGGTAAATACGGACGTTTATGGATCGAATTCACTGGCAACGCTTGGCGCGCGGAGTGGTGTAACGATCCCGCTCTTCCTAAGGCTGAGGTTGAGAGCCCCGCTTCTGGCGGGTACTCCTTCCGGTACGCAGTACATGAGAAACGGCGCGGGGATTGCGCGGTGTTCCCTCCGTGGTGCGGCTTACTACAGTGGTTCCAGCGGTGGCTTCGGGTGCTCCATCGGCGACTCTTGGACCCTTGGCGACACGAGCTACTACGGCGGCGGGCGCGTGGTTTCGCTGGAAAAGTAATCGGGAAAATCGGGGACGCAACAGGAATCACGGATGACACAAAACTTCGATGTGCTGAGTAATTTCTACCCGCTTTGGGATTACATTCTTGTTCTTGCGAGATGTAAGGATGTGCCGAATCATCTCCGTTATTCGATTGGCGAGATGATCGTCAAGGAGATGGCGGAGATCGGCGCGGACTTGTACATTGCCAACAAGACACAGAACCAATACCAGCGAAGAAAATTGGCGGTTGAAGCAAGTATGTTGTACGACAAGACAAAATTCAAATTGAGGCTTTTTGTACATGATCCTTCACTGAAGAATCGCTCCGAGATCCTGTACGCTCTCGAATCAAAATTTGGCAAATGCTTGGGAGGCTGGCTTGAGTCGATGAATCCCAGCCACGGTGCAAGATGACAATTCCTGCGCGCTGTTCCCTCCGTGGTGCGAATTACAACAATGGTTCCAACAGTGGCTTCGGGTACTCCAACGGCAACAATTGGACCCTTGGCAACACGAACAACAACAGCGGCGGGCGCGTGGTTCCAAGACGGGTATATGACGGTAAGAATCGGTCATGTCCAGTGACGAAGGTTCCCGTCTTGAAAGATCGAACATCGGAATAAAAAACAGAGTGCCGGGTGCCCGACCGCGGGGACGGTGCGGGTGGCGTGAAGGAGGCTTTGCTCCATGTATCGTTTCGGCAATCGTATTGATCTTTACCCTATGGTATATGAGTTCAGCAACCTTTACGCCGCTTACCTGGAGGTGGCGAGAGGGAAGCGTTTCCAAAGGGAATTTCAGACCTTCGACTTCAACCTTGAGGAAAACCTCATTGAGATCCAGAATGAGTTGATCTGGAAGACATATAAACCAGGTGGTACGGTTTCGTTTTATGTGTATGAGCCAAAGGAGCGGTACATCACCCGTCCCCAGATATTCGACCGGATCGTTCATCACGCGCTGATCCGCGTGGTGAAGCCGTATTATTACCGGATCTTTGACAAGAGTAGCTATGCCTGCCAGGAAAAAAAAGGACAGCTTGCGGCGTGCACACATCTTTCCTCTCTTCAGCGCTCCGCCATCGGGAAGTTCGGATTCCACTTCGGCGTGACGGCGATCGATATCCACCACTTCTTCCAGAGCATTGACTTCGCCACCCTGAAGGTGCTTGTCGGATACGTCTTCCAAGATGATTCTGACATTATATGGCTTTTCTATCAGATCATTGACGCGGTGGATGAGGGAATTCCCATCGGGTTCCTTCCTTCCCAGTACAATGCCAACTTGGTTGGCACGGCACTGGACTACTACCTTGCGCGCACTCCAGGGGCGGGGTACCGGTGCCGGTACATGGATGACCTGAGGATCTACAGCAGGGACATCGACTCGGCGCGCGCTATCCTCTTTTCCATTGATGAGTTCTGCTCATCCAGGCTGATGCTTACCCTGAACCTCAAAAAGAGCCGGACCTGGACCTTTGCCGGAAAGGATACATTTTGTGGCTACGTTGTGGGCCCGCACCACCTTGAGGCGAAGCGTTCCACTGTCAAGCGGGGAGAGCGGAGGATCCACAAGAAGATAGGGGAGTATCAGGCAGGAAAACTCTCCGGTGAGAAGCTCTATCAGTCGGCGAAAAATCTGAACGATTACCTTTCGCACACAATCGGCAAGCCGTCAAATCGGTTCGCAGACAAAGCGATCCTGATCGGAAGGGAGGAGATGAAAAAGCGGAGGACGGCGGGATGACCTACAAGGACGTGAAGGCGCTGGAAGCGTACATGGAGCTTCTCAAGGTAAGGGATTCCCTGAACCTCAGCGACCGGCAGAGGGAAATCTTCGACCTCCGCTACCATCATGGCCTCAGCCTGCTGCAAATCTCCATGAAGCTCAACTGCTCGTTCTCCCTGGTGTCCAAGGAGTCCATGGAGATCGCACGCAAACTCAAGACGATCTCCAGGGAAGACATCAACGGCAGGAAGCCTGATGAAAAAAGAGTGAAAAAACGCTGAAACCGCACCCCTGCCACAAAAAGGTAGACTGTAGGGTAAGGAGAGGGAAAAGACATGGCTGAAGAAAAAAATGCAACGAAATCCCTGACGTTTGAGTTCAAGGCCTCCCTGAAGGAAAACGTGACGAACATCCTGTTTGTCACCGCGGTTTTCGCGACGTTTTACCTGTTACGGGGTTATGGCATCGAAAAGGTTCTGGAGCTTGTTTGTGTGAATGCCCTTGCGGGCGTGCTGTACATGGCCACCGATGATCTCACCTGCAAATACTACAACACACAGTTCCGGTCGCTGATCAACTGGCAGGAGCTGGTCGGAGTCGGTGCGGTGATTGTGTCCGCTATTTCCGCATTGTTCTTCGTTTACTCCACCACGGCATGGGGCTGGGTCGCACTTGGTATTGCGGCAGTGCTCGGGGGAGCCGCATTTTATTGGTTCAAGGTGGTCTACCTCAAATCCATCCTTGACACGGAAGGGCTTGATCTCTACGACCGGAACCGGATCGCAGGGCGCCTGGACAAGGCTCTGGAGAACGGCAAGAAGTCTGTGGTCATCGGACTCCTGGGCAAGACTCTTCGCTACCGCTGCTCTGACAACGACTATGCGAAGGGCTCTGACTACAATCTTCCGTTTGATGAAGGAAAGCGGACGTATCGTGTTCTGAACCGGAGCAAGAAGGCGGTTGACAAAGAGACCGCGCAAGCGGTGTACAAGTACCTTCTGTACCTGGAGAGCAAGCTCTTCGCCGCAAAAAGCGTGGAAGTCGAATTTACGACTGAGGAAACCGCTTCCATCGAGGAAGTGAAGAAAGGAGAGTAAGAGAATATGAAAAAAGTTATTGTCACCATGATTGCTGCGCTGGTGGTCGCGTCCCCCGCGTTCGCACTGTTCGCACATCCTGACAAGACGCCTGCCGGTGGCGTCGTCATTGAGCAGAAGGTTACCGGGAAAGTTGCCGACGTCGCGGTGAAGAATGCGGCGGACAGCATCCAGGACGCCTCCGATACGATCATTGGAAAAGGCAAGGCCACGGACAAGGCGGTGAGGGAAATCACCGAGGCCGCCGCGGTCATCAACCGCTACAGCAAGGCGGTCGGGGAGAACGAGCGCTTCCACTTCGGCATCGCCGGGGGTGTCACCTACCAGCTGGATAATGAAGTTGGAGTCGAGGCGGATCTGTATGTCCGCAAGCAGAGCGTGTTCATGTTGACGGGTGTCCAATACTCTCCGGCGAAAGCGCTCAAACAGTGGGACAACAGCAACCTCCGTTTCCATGCGGTCGTCGGCTGGGAGTTCTAAGGCAAAGAGACAAGGTTTTCTGTTTGTTGTTGCCGCCCTGGTCGCGGGCGAAGCGACCCACATTGCCTCCTGTGCTTGCGGCCGCTGGTGGGTTCTGTACCGTTCCCCACTGTGGCCGCTTTTCTTTCCGGAGGAGAGAAGGAGTCCTGATATGAGCCTGAAGAAAAGACTGATATATCTTGTCCTGGTCGGGATCATCGACCTGATCTTCCCGAACAAAGGCTGGGGACAGGGGGTGAAGGCCACCGTCCACCACGGACCGGAGTACACGGTGACAAGGATCCTGGCGGATGGCTGAGCGCAACAACAATGAAGAAGATAAAGACAGAGGAGGCATGACTCTTGTGAAAATCCTTATATTTCTGATAGTCATCCTGGTGATCGTCGCAGTGGTGATCATCATCAATCCCGACGGCGCTGCGGAAAAGGTGCAGCAGGTCGCAAAGGCGGCGCAACTGCCGGATGACGTCGCCAAAGAGAAGGCGGACAAGCAGCTCGTCGCGGAAAACACACGCCTCGCACAGTCCAACCAGAAGCTGACGCAAGACCTCGCCGATGTCACCAAAGAGAAGGAAGTCGCAATGGCCGACAAGGTTCAGCTGAACCAGGAGAAGCTCCAGCTTGCCAAGGACAAGCAGGACGTAGCGCTTGAGAATGAGCAGCTGGAGAAAAGCAACAAGGATATGCAGAAGGAGCTGGACAGCCGGCCACGCTACCAGAAACTCTACGACAAGGAGACGGGATGGCACATTTCCCTTGGGGGGCTTGCGACGATGCCGATAGACGATCCATTGGGTGGCATTACCTTCAGCGCGCTTCTTTCAGTCGGCCCACCGTCTTGGCAAGTCCTTACAGGGGTAGGGTACAACATGCAGGCGGGCATGTCGGTTTCCGTCGGCTTCCTGTACTCCTTCGGTCACCCGAAAGAGAAATAGGGAAAAGGTTATTGCTTACACTCCTCTGGTTTTGTCCGGAGGGGGTTTTCTTGCTCTTCCTTCAAGGATAGGCCTTATTGGCTGGAGTTGCTCCAGCAGTTTCTCAGGTGTTCGGTGGTCGTATTCCGGGCGGTATCCGGTGTGCGCCATCAGTTCCAGGAGCACCTTGTCCTCGACGGCGCCCGCTACGTCGGTCTCGAAGGAATGGCGGAGGCTGTACTGCGACCTCCCTCTCAGCGGCACACCGGCGCGCCTGAGAGAGCCCCTCATGTGCTTGTTCGCGATCTCCGGGCGTATCAGCCTCCCCTTGACGGTGAAGAGCATGTCGTCCCGCAATGTGGCGATGTGCATGTCGAGGAGCCTGGAAGTCTGCCTCGTGACGATCCCCACCTTGTAGCCGAACCCCTTGCCCGTGGTCTTGATGCGTTGCCTCAGCTCCCTGTGGATGTTGACCGATTGCATGGTGTAAAGCCCGTGGAGTTCCCTGACATAGCAGGACTTCGAGAGCCCGGCCACCTCGCCCGGGCGGAAGCCGGTGTCGCGCATCACGAGGAAGTAGCACGCCCACATCAGGTCGCCGCCCCAGACGCGCACCAGCTCGTCGTCGTCCTCAGGGAACATCCTCGTGAGCTCGGCGGAAGAGAAGGGCAGGCGCCTGTCCCCGCGGGCGGGGAGCATGGCCACGCGCTCCGCGGCGTTTTCCGAGACGTACCCCTCACGCTTCGCCTCCTGGAGGATGATGCGCATCTCCACGAGGATCTTGTTCTTGGTGTCGTTCGAGAGGTCGGCGCCCGCCGTCCCGCCCCTTTTCCCCTTGGCCGCCGTGAGGTCGAGGAGCCAGTCCTCAAGGGCGGTGTCGGTGATGCAGTCGATGAGGTACGGCCCCCATTTCGGGATCAGGTAGTTGTCGAGGCGCTGTTGCTGGCAAAGGTAGTGGTCGGGGCTGTAGCGGCGGTCCCTCCGCTCGTTGCGGTTGATGTATCCGTGCGGGTCAGACGGGGTGAAGAACCCTTCGGAGAATTCCCGGAAGGTGAGCTGTCCGCGCCGCTTCTGTCCGCCCGACACAAGGAAGTCGTCGGCGAACCGGACGGCTTCCGACATATCTTCCGTCCCCGTGCTGACCCACTTCCCGGGGATGAAGCGGAACGTCACCTGTATGTTCCGTCCCGAGAGGTGGCGGAACCTGTACGCGTGTCTCATAGCCATGACGACATGGTATGCCGTCATCGGGGCGGTTGTAAAGCGTTTTTGTTCTGTTTTGGAACCACGTATGGAACCACAATTATAAAAAAACTCCATGCAACTTCTTTCGTTACATGGAGTTGAGTGATAATCTTTCAGCCGAAGAAGGGCAAAAGGTTTTTTCGTGTGAGGTCTGAAACTGAACCAATACAAGGAATTGCCCGCATCCGCCGGTATGCCCGCTCCGCACGGGGGACGGCGGAATGGAACCAAAACGGATACAGGGAATACTCACAGGAACAGCAATATGTCCCCTCTTATTTTTCTATCTTGTTTCTTCTCTTCGGTGGCAACCATGTCTCCAGATTCCAGGGATTCCAAATCCCAACACCAGTACGGAAAGAATGGAACCTATCGTTGACGCTGGAGCAATATTTCTAGAATTAAGATTACCACTGCCAAACACCAGCATGGGGACTACCCCAAAACAAACAAATATCGTAAGAAAGAACAAACCGATGATAATGGCGACTTTCGCTCCTTTGTGGGGATTTTCGTCATAATTGTAATGTTTGCTTTTCCTTATCTCATATGGAATTATACCAGCGCAAAGAATAAGTATCGCCCATCCCATTGAAATCCTCCATCATCATCCGGTTTTTTATTCAGATAGTTTCGTTGTAATTTCCTGATAGTCAGTAGAGAGATCAGCCTTCAATTGGTCAAGCAACGTATGCAACAAAGACAATTGGGTGTTTTCTAACAAAGCAGTATCGAGACAACCATTCCAGAACATATTCCAGTCATCGGCAATAGAAAATAATAGAAATGTTTTATTTCTATTCATTCACAAGGAATTACGTTTTTCTTTCATTGGAAAATACCAAAGTCGTTCAGGAGACTGGTCACATTTTGGACACATCAGCTTGTTCCGGATCCAAATCGATGAGCTTGCAGCCAAGCCTGCGGATCGGAGGAATCACAAGGACCAGGGAAAGCGGGTACAACCCCATGCCAAACAAGGAGCCATACATGATTCCCTGTCTTTGGTAGTTTCCAAAGAGAACCATTGGGATTGCCCCAAAACAGAAAAACAGCAAAACAAAAAAACTCACGGGAAGAAGGACGTACTTCAGCGGTTTGTATGGGCCATGCTTGATGTCGTACAAGGCATTCTTCTTTTTCTGCTTTCCCCAAACCCAACCGGTAATACCCCAAAAAATAAAAGTAATAAAAACCATCTTCACTCCTCCTCTTTGATATTATCACGCTTACCTGACAGGGAAATCTATAATGCGGCAATGGTTTCTTTTTCTTTTTTATATGGCTCCAAAAGAACGCCAATGGCGTCCTTCACTGATCTTGGAGCATGTATGAACGCTTCTTTCCATTCCAGATAATCCTGATAATCACTGGGAAGGTGAGATTCACCATAGATCAGGTTGTCAATGGATTCTCCAAGATAATCCGCAACCTGAATTAATTGAGATGTCTTGATAAGGATGGTATGGCGTTTTCTTTGTGTCATCACCGTATCGTATGGCAGAGATATTTCATTGCACATATCTCTGAAATTTTTCCCCTGCATGGAAAGTTCATCTTCGACTCTTTTCCAGAAGATCCGAGGGTTTACTTCTTTCATAACCAACTATGTTTGTTCAAATTCACAAAAAAGTAAATAAAAAACATAACTTTTTGTTGACATTGGTGAAAATTAACCATAGTATAGTGGCATGAAGATTAAAAATGGTTCAAATGAACAAGACACCATCCATCTTATTACCATGAGATTCACCGCAGAAGAATCAGGATTGATCTTGTCTGCAAAGAAAAAACTTCAAGTAACCAAGCCCCGTTTCTACCACGACGCGATCGTGCACAACGCCGAATCGGTGCTCGCGGAGGCAAGCCATGGAAATCCCGAGCAAGGCTGACTTCGACCTGCTTTCGGAGCAGGTGAGCGCATTGTCCCGGACGCTTGAGTCCGTGCTTGCGGCGTCTGCCGTCAAGAGCGTGGTGGATGTGAGGGACATCGCGCGGATCGAGGGGAGCAGTGTCACTGATCTGCACCACGGCTCCGCGTACCTGCTCCCGCGGTTCGGGGCCTCGGCGTACCCGACAGGAAGGGCAAGATGGCCTGTCTCGGAGTATCTGGAGTGGCATGCGGTGGACCCCGCCAAAAAGCTGGAGCTGTGGAGGAGGCATCTGGAGGAGGTGAGGAAACGCGACGCGTCGTCCGTGACGCGGCGGCAAAAGGCGCGGGACGCGTGACCTCCCCTGTCCGACAACATACACACACATTGCCCGTCGGTCAGTGCGCGGCCGTCCGGAGAGGTTCCCGTAACTCCTTTCCTCTCCGTCCTCTGGAGATGCTGGTGCCGGTTGACGTGCCCGAGGGTAGCTGCCGAGGTGGTCCGATTCCATCAGTCTCCATACACCGTGCCCTGTATGGGGTGGTGATCCTTCCGTAGTGCAAACCTTGCCTGCCATGTGGCTTTTGGGCGCATGACAGGAACCCGGAGGCGCTGGTGCTACGGCATCCCTCAGAGTGCCGCAGTGGTGGTCCGATTCCACCAGCCTCCAGTTCTGACAAAAAAGCCGGATGTTGCTGCATCCGGCAAGTGTTAAGAGGTCGTTAACCAATGATCAATACAAGAGTAGTACTGGAAAGCAAAAGCGTCAACTCAGATGACGCAATCCGTGAAGGACGGGTGGCGGCGGCCACCATCCACGGGACACTGGTAGGCGTCTGTATTGCGTCCCTTCCCTGGAAGGACGGCAGGATCTCCGGATATCTGCTGATCTCGCAGAGCTCAAAGGAAGCTGCCGTATGAACAAAGAAGAAGAAAAGGAAGAGCGCTACCTGCTCTTCAGGCTCTATGTCGGCAAGGATGGAAAGGCGCGCATCGATGTCAATTCGAATTACGCGCCGTACGAGGTGATCTCCCAGGCATCAAGAATGCTTGGGATCGGAATGGCTCAAGTCCTGCTGCAGTCGATAAGGAACCACACTCCAGGACTTCTGGACATGGTCGCCGACGGCAATACGGAAGATTTCCGGGCTGGTCTGAAGCAGACCTTCAGGAGTCCGAAGGATGGAGTGGGGAAGCAATGAGCAGACGGATCTCCATTTCCGACGAGAGAACCTGGAAGCTGGAGAGGATGAAGCACCTCCAGGCTTCTGAGGCGGCTCCGGCGATCAACCGATCCCCATGGGGGAATCCTGACCTGATCTTCGATTACAAGACAGGCCTGAGGATCGCGCCTGACATCGGTTCGCGCCCAAGCGTCAAGTATGGGAAAGACGTTGAGAAGTATATCCGCGGAATCGTACAGCTTGATTTCCCGGATGTCGTCATCAGCTATCACCAGTACGACATCCTTGAGTGCACAGAACCAGGATACGAGTTCATGGGCGCCACGCTTGACGGAGAGATCCAAGGAGGTGACAGGGGCTTCGGGATCCTGGAGATCAAATCCGGATCCTTTCGGAGCGCCTATGACCTGAAGAAATGGGACAACCAGATTCCCGAACAGTATTACATCCAGATCCTCCACCAGCTTGCCGTAGTGGATGAGGCGCAGTATGCCCTGGTCGCCGCAAGGCTCAAGCGTGATCCGTTCAAGGATACAGACAACGGACTGCCTGAGATCGTCTGGAGATATTACCGGTTCGTCCGGAACGAATCCCTTTCCGAGGACATCACCTGGCTGATGGGGATGGAGAAGGATTTCTGGAAGTGTGTGAAGGAAGGGCACCGCCCCGTGACGTCGGTCATGGCGGACCTTTCGGATTTGTCAGGGATCATGAACCGGGATGAGACCGGTTATGAAGGTATTGGACCACGAGGAGGCCAATTATGGTAGAGCTCACAAAACTGGGAGAATTGAACGCGGTGCTGACACCCGCCTCAATCTCATCGAACCTGGACAAGCTGGGATCTGATCTCAGCAATGCACTGACGCAGTACCAGGGGCTTGTCGTCACGGAAGAGAATCTCCCGGATATCAAGAAGGGATTGGCATACCTGAGGTCGGCGCAGAAGGCGTTCGAGCGCAGACGCATCGACCTGAAGAAAGAGTACGACCAACCGTTTATTGACTGGAAGGACAAGTACGACATCGCCATGTCGTCGCTGAATGGGCTGATCGATGACCTTGCGCAGCAGGTTGTCGGGTTCGATGAGAAGCAGAAGCAGGAGCGGAATGATCTGATCAGGGAGATGGTGAACGAACGAATAGGAAAGGAAGAGAAAAGCCTCTGGCCGTTCGCGGAACGCCCCTGGTTCATCTTCCACGACTGGACGCTCAAATCCTACACACCGGAAAAAATCGCGAAGGATATCGAGGCGGAGATCAGCGAGGTCAAGAACAATCTGTCGGTCATCGCGAATCAGAAACACGTTCCCCAGGTGCTTGCAAGGTACCTGGAGCTTGGATCCCTTGGGGACGCGCTGAGGTATGAATCCGAACTTGAGCGGCAGGACGAGCTGGCGGAGCAGCTGAAGAAGGAGGAAGAAGCCAAGAAACTCCAGGCGAAGCCGGAAGCTGCAGTCACGACCACAACGCAGCCAAGGGAAGGAACGACGGACATGACTCCTGGCGACAAGGTGGAGAAAGCGCTGGCGGAGGACCCGAGAAGCATCCACGCGGAAGGTGTGGTTGATCCGTACGTCATCCAGATTGACCATCCCGAACCAGGAGACCAGAAGGCGAAGGCCTTCATCAAGTACACGATGGCTGTAACCGGTCCTCTGTTCGTGATTGGATCCGTCGTAAGGGAACTGAAGAAACGGCATATCGTCGTTGAAAGAATCAGTATTGAGAAAGCGGAAAACCCAATGGGATCCGCAAAGGAGAAATAAGCATATGGAAACGTTGAATCAGAGAAGTTTGTCGGTCGAGGTCGGAGGAGACTCCACGGCGATCCAGATGACGCCGTTGATGGACATGGGAAGATCCACGGCGCAACTGACGGCGCAGAACAGGGAGCTTGCAAGGATCCAGGGTGAGATCTTCATGGCCAAGAAATTCCCGCGGGATTATGAGAGAAGCCTCAAGGCTGTCCAGGCGTCCTGCCAGCGGCTTTCGCTTGCGCAGTCGGCCGTCTACCAGTACGCACGCGGCGGCTCGAACATCACCGGCCCGTCCATCCGTCTTGCCGAGCAGCTTGCCCGTTGCTGGGGCAACATCCGCTCCGGCTGGGAGGTGCAGGAAGATACTCCGGACGTCATCTACATCCGGACGTACGCCTATGACATCGAGACCAACACGCAGGCGGAACGAAGTTTCGGCGTTCCCATGATCCGTCATACCCGCCAGGCAGACACGCCACTGACCGATCCGCGCGACCGGTACGAGATGTGCGCGAACCAGGCGGCAAGAAGACTTCGCGCCTGCATCCTAGAGATCATGCCGAGCGATGTGGTCGACTATGCCATAGGCGTTTGCACGGAGACTCTGAAGAAGAACATCAAGATCACCGCGGACACCGCAACAAAGATGCTGGACAGCTTCGCTGAGTTCAGGGTGAACAAGGAGATGATTGAGGCGAAGATCCAGCGGAAGGTGTCAGCCTTGGACACAACCTCCTACATCCTGTTGCAGCGGATCTACAAAAGTCTGCAGGACGGTGTTGGGAAGCCAGAGGATTTCTTCGACATGACGATCGGCGGGAACAAGCTTGCCGAACCGGAAGCGAAGAAGGAATCCCCCGAGAAAGAAGAGCCGAAAGTGAATCCTGCTCCTGCTGCAGCGAAGCAACCAGAACCAGCAGCACCGGCACCAAAGAAGGCAGCCGCTCCTGTGGCGAAACAGCAGAAGCAACCGGAACAGCCGTCGATCAATGACGACGAATTGCCGTTCGGAGAAGATGGGCCCGAGCAGTTCGATGATGATGCCTTCGGCGGAGGTTACGATCTGTGATCACGTTTTGGTTCGGTGGGGAGGCGACTCCCCAAGGCAGGCCACGTGCGACGGCGCTCAGAGGCAAGGACGGCAAGATCATCCTGGCCAACGGGCGGCCGATCATAAAAGCCTATGATCCGATGGCCTCGAGAAGCTACAAGCAGTTCATCCGTATGGCGGCGCAAAGAGAGATGGAGAAACGCGGCGCCGTCCTGCTGGACGAGCCGGTCATCATTTCGGTGAAGGTTTTCCGGCTTGTCCCGAAGTCGTTCTCGAAAAAGAAGCTGGAGGACGTACGGAAGGGGATGATCCGGCCTTCCACCAAGCCTGATCTGGACAACTATGTCAAGTCGGTGATCGACGGGATGACGCAGGTCGTCTGGAAGGATGACAGCCAGGTGGTCGGGTACGAAGGGACCGGAAAGTACTACACGTTGGAACGGCCTGGCGTTTATGTCTGTGTATGGACGATCAGAGAGCTTATGGAGAAGCGGAATCAGAAGGAGGAGTGTTGATTATGAGTTACTACAGAAGGCAATCCTCAACAGCGCGGTTCAGGGCGATTGAGGAAAAGAAGAAGGCAGCGGCCTGGGCAAGATCCGTCATTGAACGCAAGGACGTCCTCCTTTTCGATACGGAGACGACCGGCCTTGGACCCGACGCCAGGATCGTGGAGATCAGTGTGCTCTCGACGCAGGGCAGACTGATCGCCTCCGAGTTGCTGGATCCGGAGATTGTGATGCCGGAGAAAGTGTCAATGATCAACGGGATCACCGCGGTGATGCTCCAGGGCAGGCGGAAGTTCTGGGAGATCGCCCCGAACGTCGCGAGGCTGATGTCCGACGGGACCTTCGTAGCGTGGAACACACCGTTCGACATCGCGAGGCTCCAGTATGAGTTCGAGCGGATCAGCTTCCTCTATCCTTCACCGGATATTGACGACGCAATGGTGCGTTACTGCCGTTTCTCCGGTCGTACGGAGAACCGGTGCGCGATGCACAAGGCGTCCGAGGAGCTGGGGATCACGATGACGCAGCAGCACCGATCCGCAGGAGACTGCCGGATGATGCTGGAGATCATCAGGAGGATGGCGCAATGGGAAGACAAGTGACGAGGCTCCTGAAGATCCTGCTGATCATCTTTTTTGTGGTCATGATGGTATGTGGATTCTTGGCGGTATCAGACGCCATGGAAGGAATTGGGGGAATGCTGTGGCAGATCGGATGGAAGACAAGCCTCTGCATCTGCTTCGCGCTGATGGCGATTCTCACAGCAAAGGAGAGAAGACGATGATGAACCGCGAAAAGGGAGAAGAGAAACAAACGGTCGTTGATCTTTTCTGCGGTGCCGGAGGAAGTGAGCCACTTGGGAGGCGCCTCATGATCAGCCTGGTTGATTTTGCTTCCCTCGTGCAGGAAATGCGTGACGCGCAGCAATCATATTTCACTGACCGCACCCGCGAGAATCTCGTTCTTTCCAAGACGCTGGAAGCCAAGGTTGACAAGATGGTCAGGGAAATCAAGAGCGGTCAATAACAATTATTTTAGACCGAATAAGGAAAGATTATGAAGCAACTATATTTCAAGCACGATGTTGACGCATCATCAGACCTCAAACTCCGCAGGCTCATGAAGGCGAACGGACCCGCCGCAGGGGAACTTTACTGGCGCATCCTTGAGGTGCTTTACAGCAACAACGGTTCGTTTGACCCTGGTGACATCGATGTCGTGGCGGATGACATCTACATGCCTGCCGAGGAAGCGCAGAAGTGTCTCAAAGCAATTACGGACGTGGAACTGCTTTCGGTGGGGGAGGACGGGATGCTCCATTCAAGACGGGCTGACAGTGACATCAGGGATGCAGCCGACAAATGCGAGCAGTACCGCCAAAACGTCTTAAAACGTTACGGGAAAACGAGTTCAAAGAACAATGGTAACAGTTGTGCGAAGCAACATGATTACAGTGGTACTACAATGGTAGAAAAAGAAAACTACAATGGTAGTACAACTGTAGTAAAGCCCTTCGCGGGCGCGATGCCCGAGCGCGCAATTGCACCGCAAGGTCAAGTTCAAGGTCAAGTTCAAGGTCAAGGTCAAGTAAGAGAGAGAGATTGCTCAGACTCGTTACACTCGTCTTCGCTACCGCCGGACGATGCGCGAGACGCCGCATCCCCCGACGGAGGCGCCACCCCGCAGCAGCCTGACCTCGGTCTTGGTGATGACGGCCGGCAGCAACAGTCCCCATCCGAACCGAAGCCCACGGTGTTCCTGACGTTCCCGCGGATCGGCAAGCCACCCACGCACGACGTCACCGAGGACGACGTCTCCGCATGGGCCGCGCTTTTCCCCGCCATCGACGTCCGGCAGGCGCTCCGCAACGCCCTCGCGTGGCTCAACGCCAACCCGAAAAACGGCAAGAGCAACATACCCCGGTTCCTCACGAGCTGGCTGACGCGGGAGCAGGACAAGGCAGGGGCGCAGCGCCCCGGCGCACAGCCGTACCGCAGGGTCGCCAGCGACCGCACGCCGGGTTACGACCTCGGCCGGACGCACGTTTTCGACAACACGAGGCCGGGAGGGGAGGTAAGAACATGAACTTGCGTTTAGGTAGCCATGCAAATTTTGGACGGAGACGCACTTTCCTGGGGCTGTGGCGCATTTTGTACGGGAAAACGTATAATTTGACGTTTTCCGAAAACGGATGCGTTGTGGCGCATATTTCGGAAAACCAGCAGGACCCGCAGGACCAGATGAAGGAGGTGAAGCCATGAACGAGACAAAGGACGCAAGGGACGTTTTCTCCGAGTATTTCAGGGAGCATCCGCTCACCGACGCCGACCGCGAGGAGGTCATGCGCCGCTGGCAGGAGAGCAACCGCCCCGTGGCGCTCCCCTGGGACCGGAAGCGCTGGGTCGGGGAGAACGTGCCGCGGAAGATCCGCCCGGACATCGACCGCGAGGAAATCCTCACGGACGGGCAGCGCTACGCGATCGGGCAGATCACCGGGTTCCGGAAGGACGCCGTCGTGTACGGCCCCAACGGGAGCGGGAAATCGCTCGTCGGCTGGCGTGTGGTCGCCGATGCGCTGCAGGCGGGCAGGAGCGCCGCCTGCGTCACCGCGCTTGAGATCGTCGAGAAGGCAAAAAGCGTCATGGCGTACCGCTCGCCTTCGGAATGGCTCGACGAGAACTATGGCTCCGCGAGATACGGCCTGCTCGTGATCGACGAGGTCGCGAAGCGCTCCGGTAGCGACTGGGAGACAAGCCTCCTGCAGACGTTCATCGACCGGCGCTACGAGGACGAGGCGCAGACGGTCGTCATCGGGAACTTCCAAAGCGACGCCGACGCCGCCGACTCGGTCGGGCAGAGCGCGTACGACAGGCTCACCGACGTCCGCTCCGGCATCTCGGTGATGCTTGCGGGCAAGAGCTTCCGGAGGGGGAGGTGAAAGACGGTGGAAAAGCGAACGGCAACGGCTGAAAGGGAATCCGCAATTGCTGCGAAGGCACGGCGCACGGCGTCGCGTCCTGTGCTGGTGATCGACGGGAACGGAAGGGCGGATCGGTACCCGAGCGAGAACGCGGTGATCGACGAGTTCAAGATCCCCAACACCCACAAGCTCCGCAGAATGATCGAGGAGGGTTCGACATGGAAGGACGGGCGGACGACATTCGACTTGGCGCTGTCATGAGAAAAACCCACAAGGACGAACAAGGAGGCATGCGCAACGCATTTTGTGGCGGAAACGATAAAACCGCACATATCGGGTTTGACAGTTGTTATGGAGGGGTTTCTTATGAATGACGAGAATCGGTGCGCGGGATGCCCGCGCCATATGGTCGGGATGGGTGGGCAGTGGTGCGCAGGGAACCGTGAGGGGGGGGCGTGATGGAACTATTTGATACATTCACCACGAAAATAACAAAAGCAGTAGAACGAGTGATTGATGCTTATAAATTCTCACAGTCTCTTGGGCTTGGTAAATTGTGGGTATGTTTCTCTGGAGGTAAGGATTCGGTCTGCTTGTATGGGGTTGTGAAGAAAGCCGCTGAGAAGATGGGTATTCCTGTTCTTGACTTCGCAGAGCTTCATTACAACGTCACAGGGATAGACCCACCAGAACTAGTCCAATTCATTAAAACAGAGTTTCCTTTTGTTCATCGTGACCTATACAAAGAATCCATGTGGCAACTCATTGAACGCAAACAGATGCCACCAACAAGGCTGGTGAGATATTGCTGTGCCGAACTCAAGGAGAAAGGTGGAGAGGGGCGATTCTGTGCTACTGGGGTTCGATGGGCAGAGAGCACACAAAGGAAGTCAAGAGGTGAGTTTGAGGATATTGGCAAGACGAAGGCTGAAGGCAAGATTCTCTTCAATGACAACGATGATGATAGGAGACAGATGGAACATTGCATCCCGAAGCGGAAATATGTAGTCAACCCGATTATTGATTTCACCGATGAAGATGTATGGCAATTCATCAGAGAAGAAAACCTCCCCTACTGCAAACTCTATGACCAAGGATTTAAGAGACTCGGGTGCATTGGGTGTCCGATGGCTGGTGGCAAGCAGCAGAAAAAGCAGTTTGATCGCTGGCCAAAATTTTATCAGGCATACATCCGAGCGTTCGATCGCATGATTGAAGAAAGAAAAAAATCTGGGAGAGAAGTTGTATGGCAAACTGGTGAGGAGGTTATGGAGTGGTGGACTGGCGAGCAGAAGACTGTTGCAGAGGATATCGGACAGCTGGAACTTATCTGGAGCGAAGATGTATGAAAGCAGTCATTGATCAGAGCGAGAAATGCTTGGAACAGAAGGGGGTGATGGGATGACGGGCGTAGATTCGGCGAAGTGCCTGACGTGCCGACGGTGCGTGCGGCATCATGGCGGGCTGCTGTGCAAACGCCGCGAGTCGGGATGTTGCGCCACAACGGTTCCGGTGAACAAAGTTTCTTTGGGCTGGTGTGCGGCCCATTATGAACTTGAAGGGTACCCACAGAAACGTCTCCAGCAGGATGAGGAGCCCCGGCAAACGCTTCGGACGGAGAAAACCGACAAACGGTGCATCCCGGTCGAGAGCGTCGATCACAGGGGCGTTGTCACGCGTTACGGGTCGCTCAACAAGGCTCAGCTTGTGACCGGGGTGAGGACGGAGCGGATCCGTATGGCTGCAGAACGAGGAGGACAGGCTTCCGGATATCTCTGGAGGTTCGTCACTGAATGAAAAAAATCCGCATGTGTCGTTATGCGGGAAGGGGAAAGGGTTTAGAAATGGGGTTATGGCAATCAAGGAGTCATGCTATGTGCGATAAGAGAAAACAAATGCAGGTTTCTGGCGGTGGTGACGAGACGGACAACAAAAAACGGGGCAAAGGAAGACCGAGGTTAAGAAGCCGTAACCAGATCCTTGCCGGTCTCCAGGAATACTTTGAAACCCTCAGCGAGGATGATGTCCCGACCAAGACGGATTTCGCAAAGTGGCTTGGGTATGCCGACATTTTTGGGTTCTACGAACTTAAGGACCGGAAGGATTTCTCACAGGAAACAAACAAAGAGGGCAAAGATTTTTACCAAATTCTTATGCAGGCGTGGGATGACTTGTTCGATGAATGGCTTCTGCAGCGAGGTGTGAATCGTGAAGGGGAATACGAGGGGAAGGAGAATCCCATTTCCGTCACGTTTACTTGTGCGTTGCTGAACTATCGCCTTGGACTGAAGAAGATCGCGGCATCAAGGGAAGTACGTAAAGTGGACCTGAAAGGTGACATCAAGCAGGACGTCAGCATGCATATCACCAACGAGATGGTGAAACTGGCGGACGAACTGAGTGACGCTTCTCAATCCGAAGAAACAACCGAAGACAACGATGGGCAGGAAGAAAACATGACAGACGACGATGATGATCCTGAGAACACACCACTTTCCGGCATCGCTGATGGGGGTTCTGTGTGATGGGGGTGCCTCCGGCGGAAGACAATGCCGTTCTACCGGCAAGACGTCCCCAGCTTGCTTTCCCCCATGTTGGTTTGCCCAGGAACATGTTTCACAAACGCGTGAAGCGGTATCTGGAAATCGCTGAAGCAAATGGAGCGCAAAAGGAAGCAATCCGTGAATTGTCCCGCAAATCCCTGTTTTTCTTC